AATCTATGAGTGAGGCGGACGCAATAAATACGATTGTCAATGCAAGGATTCAATTAAAAAATAAACTGTCAACTGACATTCAAGACACTTTAAAATATCTTAACTTAAATAATGGAAAGCTAATTAAAGACGGACAACCACAATCAGAAAACCAAGACTCTACTTTTAGCGTTGTTTTGACAGGACTGATTGCGGATTTAGTCAAAAACTTTTCACGAATTATAGAAATTGGTAACGTAATTGACGACAAAGCTTTTGCTAGACCCCAAAGCCTACAAAAATATAGTATTACACCTACGGAATTGCAATCAATGGCTTTTGCAGAATCAAATATTATACTTAATGCAGTAAAAGAAAAGTACGTAGTGACTTCCAGTAAATATATATCTCTTTATAACGCCATAAAGGCTGCACAGTCAATCGAAGACATTAAAAATATACAAGGATTCAAATTGTTACCAAAGTACGCTCAAAAACGTATTTTAAACGGCTTTGAAGCGATAAACGATAAAACGACTTTACTTGAGAATACAATTAACGCGGTTTTTCAAGAGGACATAAAAAAAGAAGTAAAAAATACTCAAAATAATTCTGCTCTTTTGCAAGTTTATACACTTTTTTCTCTTATTAGAAAGCAATCAAATATTTTAAATGGTAGAACTAAGAAAAAGTGGGTACATCTAGGGGGGGGAGTAGTTGACAGACCACACCACGTCAAATTAAATGGAAACGTTAAAGAAATTAATCAAAAGTTTGTTATTAATTCGCCAAAAAATGGGGTTGTACTAATGGACGCCCCTCATGATAAAAATGCACCAATTGGGGAAACTATTAATTGCCATTGTATTGCTTTATATTATTAAATAAATACTTTTGTAAGGTTGTTTTTTAGCATCAATTTCCTTCATTTTTCCAATTGTAAACCCCAAAACTTTAATGATATTGCTAACATGCTTAAGTTCATCTTGAGTCAGAATTCTTTCAGCCCTTTCTTTAAGGTATTTATCCAGCACTTGATAGCCACCGATTTTAAAGTTCCAAATTTCAGGAGTTACGCAGTCAAAATAAACCTCCTTACCAATGTAAATTCGCTTCTCTTCCTCGTTATATTTTGGCTTTTGGCAGATGATTTTATCAAAACCTATAGTACTTATACAAGATCCGATTTTCAAAGCAGGGATTTTCCTCATCAAATGTGCGTCAATTAAATCCTGCCCGATTTTAGAGAGGCGCCCCCATTCATCAACCCCCACATCAAAATTGATTCGCGGGAAGTCAATCTTCAAAAGCTCCAAATATTTTGTGCGGTAAGTGGGGGAGTGCATAGAGGCATAAATAAAAGCCAAAACTTCCTCGGGGGTTGGGTTGCCAAAGTTTTCAGCAATCATCTTGGCAAACTCAGGCTTGAAGTTCGGCTTCTTTTCTTCAATTCCAAGGTTGAAAGTGTGGAGGTAGAGGGGGGCGAGATAGGATTTTGCACCAATCGTATGACCATCAGAAATGCCGTTAACAATAAATGCGTGGTGCCATTGTAAGATACTGTGTCCTCTTTCAAATATTAACCCCATATTATTTTCTTTTAACATGTGTTGCATAACGGCAAATCTTGCCCTGCCAAGCAAATTGGTGTCATAGTAAATTTTGCGAGTGTCAAATGGGCGGTACGCAACATTCTTCACTTTTTCTTGTTCATATCCTTCAATTGTTTTGACAAAATCATCTTGAAAATGGATGTATTTTCCATCGTTTTGCGTCTCAATCCCACTAACATACTCCCCAAACACATCCGTCAATCCCCAGTATTCTCCGTACTCTATCATTGCATTTGTTTTACAGTTCGGCTTCCTTTCTTCAATTCCAAGGTTGGAAGTGTGGAGGTAGAGGGGGGCGAGTACAGAACCATGACTACCAAATGTATTTAGATCCGACATGTAGCTTGTGACGAATACATCATCATAGTAATTATGTATTGCAGATCTTCTAAACACCAACCCCACGTTATCCCCATTAAGCATGTGTTGCATTATGGCAAATCGTGGATTGCATACAAAGCCATTTTGTGTACCACTATAAAAAGTTTCTCTAACATCAAAAGGTCTGTAGTGAATTTTCTGATAGCAAAATTCATTGTTTATATTTTTTTCTATATCTTGTTTTGACCTTGATATTTTCCAATCTCTTGCATCTTCCGTTTTATACTTTATTTCAATTTGTTCTTGTGTTAAATTCTGGAAATCATTTAAAACAGATTTTAAAGATTCCTTTGAGTGATGTATTGTCACATTATCTCTAATTGTCTGAATCCCACTCGTATACTCCCCAAACACATCCGTCAACCCCCAAAACTTGCCATATTCAAGCATTGCAGTTGCTTCTTTCATTGGCGAAAAAAACGAAAGGTCGTCAATAAATCTTTCCTTCCCCCATTTGGTTGAACGAAATGCCTTGTTGAATTCTTGGACTCCAAGTTTTGTTAATTGTTTGCGATCAAGCTCGTTGAGGCGGTTGAACTTTGCTTTCCTTTTGCCGTAAAGGTCAATGTGGAAGATTCCTTTGCGTTTAATATCTTTGTTCTTGACTAACAATATAATACAAACCCCTTGCATGATATCAAATACATTTTGATCAGCTGAACCATCCTCCGCCGTTTCACCAATTCTTGCATTTCCGTGCAGGTCTATGATGTAGATTTTGTCAAAGTCTTTCATAAGTTCATTCCTCATTTTGCGATGAGTTAAGCCTTTTAAGAATGAATTATTGACTATAACACCTATAACGCCACGGCTAGCATCGTTTATTTTCTTGTGTGCAAAGGCAATAAATTTAATGTAGTCGTCCTGAACCGATTTTGAATTTGTTTCGTCTTTGCATTTATAGTTTGCGTGGAATTTAAGCAGTTCGTTATCCTTATGAAATTCATTTTGTGAACTGGAATTATAAGGCGGGTTGCCGATTATGGCTATTATTTCCTTGTTATCTTTGATTTTATTCGCCTCCCTGCCTTTCTCAGCCACTGCTTTGGCAAATAGGTTTGTTTGAATATCCTTCTTGTTTTCAAGCGTGTTTTTAAGTACAATTGGCGACAACTCTCCCTCTTGCAATAGATACCCAGCTTTCTTTTTTAGCAGTTGTTTTATTTTTAAATCTGCAATTGTAAAAGGAACTGGGGACAGTTCAAATCCGTGGAAATTTTTAATTAAATCTTGTGCTACAGTTTTTATATCCATGGCATTATTTTCTGCAAGCTCAAGAACCTTTTTATAACTTTTCAAAATAAACGTACCCGTTCCACAAGCAAAATCAAGAAGCTTAACTTGATTATTTGCTAAACCCTCTACAAGGTCAAAGTCTTCCTGTAAAATGCTTGAAACTTGATTAATAATAAATTTAACTATTTCAGGAGGAGTATAGTAAACTCCACCAGCTTTCTTACTTTTAAGGTCGCATTCTTTAAGAAAATTTTCATAAAAGTACATAGAAACGTCAACGTCGCTATTTTCATATTGTAAATTTATGGAGTTTTGTAATTCTTCAAAAGATAAATTATTAACTAACAACATTATATTTAAAACGTGGTCTTTTATATCGCTATATTGACTTTGTTCAATTAAATTTATAAAATCTAAAAGCGGGCTAGTTAATAAAAAACCTTCGGGAATGTAATTTTTAAAATTAAAAAAATTAATATTTTCTTTTGATTCTAACTTTGCTAAAAATATTGTATAAGTTAATATCTGAGAAAGGGTGCTACCAAAATCTTGTATTTTAAACTCTGGACAAAGCTTTTCTTGAAAATTAACATAAATTTGATGCAATTGACTATTCGCCTTTATGTCTTGATTGTTTAAATAATATGTTATGTTATAAGAGTCAAGGGCAATACTTTTTATGGACTGCTTTAAGTTTTGCTTTTTGTTCATAGATTAATTTACAATATTTTATAATTTAATATGCCCGAATTTCACGGGCATATTTTAAAGTTTACAACCAAATTTATGATAAGCAACATACTCTAAATGCTTACCATCTTGAGAGCTTGCACTTTTTTTTACCATATTCATTTCGCTTCCTGTGCATTTTTTGTAATCAAAAGTTTCAGGTTTCCCACAACAAGCTAATAGCAACAAGCTTAAAATAATAAAAGGTGTTTTCATAAAAATTTAATAAGTTATATTTAAGTTAAAATTCTATAAAAGGCAACTTTGCAAAAGTCAAGTCTTTTTTTAAAAAAAATAAAATAATTTTAAAAATTAGGCAAAAATGACGCAAAACACGGTACTTATATATAAAAAATTAATAAATATTTTAAATTTTGTAAAAAGTGCTTGACTTTAAAAATATTAACTTTATTAAAAAAATTAATAAGCAACTTATTAATCTACATGAAAAAACGTACCGCACTTCCTTTTGAAAAGTACCTAATTGAATGTAAGGCTTTATCTCCTTACCTTTTAATTGATATTGAAAAGGTAAAAGCACAATCAAGCCCTAATGCAAGATTTAAAGCACTTTCATATCGTATTTTGCAAGCTTTATATGAAAATGATATAGAATATATAGAAAATTTAAAACAATCTATGAGGGAATTTGACTTTAAGCGAAAAGTTGCAGAAGGCGAAATTGACATCAAAACACTTTGTAAAAATAACTAAAAAATAATTATGCAAAAAAAACATTACTCAAAAATGAGAATTTCACCATTTGAATTTATCGACGCAAACAAAATAGATGGCAATCTTGATATCTTGGAATTTTCAATTATTAAATATATTTCACGCAAAAAAGAAGGGCAGTCTGTTATTGACCTTGAAAAAAGCATTGATTGTCTAGGTCAACTAATAGAGTCTTATAATCGTCAATTAAAAAATGGCGTACAATATTATGAAAGTGATTTATGGTTAAACCAAGGCGAATACTCAGTTGATAACTACGTAAAACAAAACCAGCTTCCTTTATTTGTTTTGTATGTTTTAAATATACTATTTGATTACAAGCTGAGAGGAATAAACGGGTGCGATATGTTAAGAACTGCACAAGGAATTATTAAAAAAGAATTAGAAAACCTAGAACAGGGATTTTATTCTGAACTTTCAGATGAAGAAATTGCAGAAATGTCAAATATTTCTTTTGGCTAAAAAGCAACTCTTGACTTTATAAGTATTTATATTTTTGAATTTAAAATCTGTTTTTTACTTGATGTCAAGAATGATTTACGCTGCAATTGATATCATTAAAATAATTGCTAGGGTCAAGGATTCTTTTTTTTTAAATGATAAAACTGCAAAAGTTCTTTCAAGTTTTTTAACCTCTGAATTTAATAATGTTTGCAACTGCTCAACGATTAGCAAAAACTTAACTCGTTGTTGTGAAGCATTAAACGGCAATTTTTATATTGGCTTTTCTTTTGTAAATGGAGACTCTGCTACAATTCAAGATGTAATAGGGGCGTTACCAAATTGTCAAAAGGACGGTCAATGCTTAATAGGTAGCACAAAATCTGTTTACCACACAAGTAAACCGTTAAAAGTTACTGGAACAGAAAAAGAACTTACTTTTATACAAGAACTTTCTCGTAACAAAATAAAAACGTTTACTTTAAAGGACTTTGAATCTAAGGGATTAAATACTTTTATTGAACTACTAACAAGAACCCCAGTTAAAGCAAAGTACGTTGCCCTTTTGCCCGTTTACCTTAATGATATTCTTTTTGGCGTTGTTTCGGCTGCGGTTTCGGTAAACGTTAGTGGAGAAGCTTCACAAGACTTTTTGCAAGAACATCTAACACTACTTGCAAAAGATATTCAAAGTCTTTATTTGTCAAAATATAATGAATTTAAAAAGAAGAGATCTGATTTAGTGAAATGGATTTATTTAAAAGTCTTTTTTTGGGCTGGATTAGTACTTATATCAGCAGTTTTATATTCTTTTGTAGCTTCAAAACAAATATACGGCAATATGTTTAAGTTTTTTGCTTCAAGATTGCCTCAATACATTTACGTTGACAATGTTGATCAAAGTATATGGTCTGAATTAAATTCCATTGCAAACGTTTGTGGAAGTTCGACTTTTTTTAGTGAGTCAAAAGTTGAAATCTTAAATGAAAATGATTTTGTTTTAAAAACAAATACTTTATTAGGCTTTAGGCGAGACGCTAAAGGTAACATTATATACGATCACGTTACCGATTTATGTGCGTATTCAAACGTTTCTCGTGATAAAAACGAAAGAATGATTTGTCAAAAAAGCCTTTGGAAAAATGTCGTAAGTGATTTGCAAAGCATTAATATTGGTGAAATTTACCATATAACCAATGATTCAATTTTTAGAAACGAAAACAACCTTTTTATAAAACTCAAATCAATGTATTTTGACACTGCAAAAAAAGAATTAGAATGGATGAAAATTGTTATTTCAAAAAAAACAATTAATAATTTACACTTTGTTTATACCGTTACTAAATACAAAAATGAGGATTTAAAATGTGATGAACTAGACATTGAGGACAAACTGAATCGAGTTGTTGAAATTAGAAACTCTAACATATGAATTTGTCTGCAGTTGCCAGCACTTTTCTTGAATATAAAAAAACCATTTCAATTGTTTTTGGAGTTGGCGTTTTACTAGTTGGCATTATTAACTTACCAAGCAAAATTGCAACAGGACTTTCAGATATCCAAAAACTACAAAAAGACGTTGTAGATTTGCAAAAAAGCCTTATTTTAATTGAATCCGTTACCAAAAAAAATAATTGTGAAACTTTAAATTTACTCTTGTCAAATATTCTAAATCAAGGCATATTTTTTGAAACTACTGAAGTAAACCTTTTAAAATTAAAAGCCCTTCCTGAGGATATTGCTATGGCAAGACGTATTTATTCCGAAAGTACAAACGCTAATATAAACGCTATTAATAACTTAAAGAAAGTAAATGATTGTAATTAAAGCCCTTTTTTTGTTTATCGTATCAATGCCAGCTTTTGCTTTTACAATTGCATCTGGACATCCTTCGGGCGTTTACTTTCAAGTGGCTTCTGAAATTTGTGCAAACTATAAATGCAAAGTAAGGCAAACCGCGGGATCTTCTGAAAATGTAAAGTTACTTTTAAATGGAAGCGTTGAGGCTGGATTAGTACAAGGAAACGTTCCAGAGCTTGACGGTTTTTATAGTATGCCGTTATATAAAGAATATATGTTTTTAATTACCGCCCCACATTTTCACATAAATTCTGTACAAGATTTAAACGGAAAAACGGGAGGTATTAATAAAAAAAGCGGACACGGAGAAGCTTTTAATATTCTTGTAAATACGTTTAACCTTCAAAATATAAATTTAAAAGAGGAAATGTTTTTTGCAAAACGTGTACAAGATTTATGTACTGGCAAAATCGATTTTGTTTTATTATTTATAAGCGAACAATCTCAGGCTTTAAGGGACATGCTTGCAATTTGCAACGTAAACTTATATTCTTTTTCTTATAATGAAATTGAAAAGCTAGAAAGGGCAAGCCCTAATTTACATATGGACGGGGTTTTAAACGCAAGAACGGTAGGGGCAGACGTTAAGCTTTACTCTCGGAATTTTAAAATAAATCTTGACAACCCTACAAAAATGTAATATAATTATATTACAACTTAAATATAATTATGAACAAAGACTTTACACAAAATGAAATAGAATTAAATCAAGCTTTAAGTAATTTAATAGATTCTTATATTCGGCAAATGAATCTTAATACTTTAGAAGAGATCAGAAGAGGAGAACTGGAGACTAGTAACCTTACTTTTCAAGAAAATATTAGCTATAGAAAAACTTCAATTGAATTAAATGAGGAAGAAATAAAGCCTGAACTGTCCCCTAAAACACACAAGAAAAAGAAAAAATGTTGTATATTAATATGAAAATATTTTTACTTTAAAATAATTGTTTACATTGATAATGCTTATGGTTTGGTGCAATGTCTTCCACTCTTTTACAGGAGTGAAAGCGCCCTTTAACGTTAATATATAGTGGATTTCCAGGATGGCAAGAAGTTAGCAATAGCAAAATAAAAGTAAATTTCATTCTTTAGGTTTTTCTAGGTTTTCTTTTTCTATGGCAGGGCTTGTATTACGCTTGTCTTTAATGTCTTGAACATGTAAACTTGTTGCAATTAATACATTTACCACTACAAATGCAACCACTAAAAAAGCCATACGTTAACGCCTAAATTAATTGCACCTTTAAAGCCTTCAGAAGGAATATTATTAATAATTGCTGGAGTATAAGTTGCGCTAATTGTCATATTTCTTGTAATAAATTTTCCATAACCTACTCCATAAGTTAAGTAAGAATGTCTTGAAGTTTTATTGTTTACAGTGGTTTGATTTATGTTATTTGATAAAATAATAAAAAAAGCATCACGATTTGAAAGTTTTTTATAAACGCTGATAGAGTCTCTAGTGCCTAGAGCATCTGCGGTGTATGTTTTGCCTGCCTTGTCAAATTTTACTTTATAGCCTGCATTTAAAAAAGACGTTGTTGATAGCAAAATTCCATATTGAGAAGTTACTTCGTAAGCAATCCCAACATTAGGCCTTGCGAGTGCTTGATTAAAAGCGTTTGAAGCTACGTTTTTTGACTGGGAATAGTTAAAAGGTATATCTGCCCCAAAAAACCCATGAACACGTCCAGCATAGGCTTTTTGAGAAAGCACAAGGGATATAGAAAAACAAATTAAATTTTTTTTAATTGTGTTCAATGTAGGTAATGGTATTTTCATGTACAACTGCATAAAGTTTAGGGTCTTCTTCTCCTCTTGACCTTAAAAAGGATTCCAGTTCTCCAGGCGAATAAGCAAGACATTCTTCAAAAGTCATTTTGTCAAGGTTTTTTATTTTTACATAAAATAAAAGTGAAGCAACGCTACAAAATGGTACATCGTCAACTTTAAAAAATCTTTTAAATAACTTATAAATATAAGGGCGCGCTTTTCGTATAAAAAAATAATGGTCGTAAGCTGACATTGCAGCCAAAATCCTAGAATATTTTGCTTTTTTTTGCGCCATTTTAATTGCTTGCTCTACAGTTTCAACATACTGCTCGGGGTTGCATTCTACTGTAAACTTTTGAATAAAAATGTTGCCAGGGTTGCTTTTTGCGTATTCCATCCTATCGGAAAAAGACATTAAACTAAACCCTTCTTTTACATGGGCTTCTGCGCAATAAGTTTCCCCAACATTTAAAGGAATGATGTTAAAATTATTTGGTTTGTAATCTTTTCCCTTTAATTCCTTTGGAAGTACAAAGAAAAACAATACATGATAATACGGGGACTGTGTAGCTTCGTTAGTTAAGATTCTAAAAAGTCTTATTAGCATTGGCGTATTCTTATTATAAGTTTGTGTAAAATATAAAAAACCACATTTTAGCTGAAGCTTTGTTTCTTTTTTCATATTTAATTGACATTGACTATAAAAAGGTTTTTTGTTATATTTGCACAATACTTAAAACTGTTCCTCCGTTGCTAGGGTTACCAAAGCTAATCACTGGAACGCCAGTACTAGTTAAAACTTGGCTGGTACGCATTTTAATATTTGTAGAACTTGCAAAAGTAATAATCATTGTTGCACTAGGCATTGTACTTTGTACCCAAGTTGTATAAGGTGGTGTTGCAGCGGATATAGTAAAGTTTGAGCTTAATGCAACATTGGTAGAAGCGTTAACAATAGTAGCCATAACAAGAATTTGGGTTGTTGCTGGAGATACACTTGCATATACACATAACGAAGCACTTATTTGATAAGTACCTGCAGGCACAGTAAAAACGCTTCCACTCACGGTAATCCCGTTTGCGTTAACTTGAGCAAAGTTAAAAATATCTTGTGCTTGGTTGTTATTCGGCAATTGATAAGGTGTATTGAGCGCAGCGTACATGTATCGTTTAGCGGAAATATTATTAAACTGAGTTTGTATGTTACTTGTCACCCCTGACAAAAACCCCGCCTCTGTTGCAGTGACCGCTGAAGATACAATTCTTTTACTTGCGTCAGATACTAAAAGTCGCGCCCCAGTAAGGTTAACGGCATTTAAAGCATCAAAAAATGCAACCCTAACGGAACTCACCGCCCCTGCATTTATTCCTGTACCATCATATTTGAAATTACTAAAACTATACACGCAACCTGTGGCTATTGTAATTTTTCCAGTTGAATTATTTGGATTTAGTACATTTGCATTATTAGCGATAAAAGTGCCTCCATTGATGGCAACTGCTATGCCTCCATTAGTTGCAGCATAAACTGGTGTATTGTTAAGGTCAAAAGTTCCAGTCGTAACTACAACTGGTGAAGATATAACGTTGTTTGAAAAGTTAACAACTGCACTTGCGTTGTTAATAGTAGTCGCGCCTATGTAGTTTCCCCCCTGAAAGACTTTAGAACCAGAACCAGTAATGCTTACCGTTCCAGTTAAAGATCCACCTTGAAAATCAGAACTTTCTGCTTCAAAATAACCAGAGCCTGATAATGTAGTGCTTGTGTTTACCGTTGTATTAAGTAAGTATAAAGTACCTGCACCAGAATGAACTAAGTTTGTTATTGCTAAACCTTGTATTCTGACACTAGAGGAGGTGCTTGTTACCGTTATAGTGCCTGTAAAATTTACTATTCCAGATGGTTCTGCATTAAAACCAACAATGGTAACATTTAATTGACTAATTGTGTAGTTTCCTGCATAAGTACCTGGTAAAACACAGATTTGATTGCCAGTGTTGCCTGCGGCGATTAAAGCAGCCCCAAGGGTTAAAAATGGCTTTGTAATATCATAACCAATGTTTGAATCATTTCCCGTTGCTGAAACGTAGTAAACTTTATTATCTAGGGGGCTTAATTTAGCGTCAAGAGTAGCTTTTAAAGAGTCGTTTAAATGAGTATATTTAACGCCACTGTCCGCGTCTCCAAGAGTTGGGCGTATTTCATAACTGCCTGAATTATTTACAATATTTGAAGTTTTTTCTTGCAAATTTGTTGACTCTCTTAACCATCTATTGATTGATCCACTAGGAATATCGTCACCATCTATTTGTACGTCTCCACTAACGGACGCTATATTATTAACCGAAGAAGCTTTGGTGTCTATGCGTCCCGCCGCCCTTTCTAGATTAGTCTTGACGGTTACGTTGGCAGACAGTTGAGTAACAGAGGGCGTAAAAGTTCCATCTGTCAAGATTTCACTTGCACGCCAAGAATTGTCTAATTTATACCATATTGCACCACTATATGCAACGTGATCGTACTGCTCAAAAGAAATTAAGCCAGAACCAAAATCAACACTTCCAGCAACTGAAACTTGATAATAATTTCCAGAAGTCCCTGATCCGTTTGCAAGAACTGGAGTATTTGTTGAGGCGTCCCATTCTCCTTTATAATTTGATGCGCCACCGCCTCCACCACCAACATCCGCTAATACGTCTTCGACTGCTTCATTAAGTCCTGTATATTCGCCTATTTTCATATTTTAAATAATTTGTAAATATATGTTTGTGTTTGCAGATGGTGTCAAAGCTGTAAAGGTTGCAATCCAAGATTTACGAAAACCTATTGCAACGTTTTTACCCCTTTTTGGTAAAGTGACATCATCGGGTATAAAAAAATCATCTTGTCCATTTAAAGAACCGTCAATATCTAAAGTATGAGAAACGGTTGCACCATTAAAAACGCTACCTTCAAGCAATCTAATTTGATATAATCCTTCAAGGCCCGTATACTCAACACTTAAGTTATCAACTGAAGCGGTGATTGTACCTGGAACAGAAGTATAGTTAACGTTTGCCTTATCTTGAACATTTAAAACTCTTTCAAGTGTTGTGGGTGTCTTTACTTCAAAATCAAAAGTGCCGTTATATACCGACTGTGGACCCGTTGCACCTGCAATTTGAATCTTAACAATACCTTTTATATTATCATTGCCAGTTGTGGTTAACTTTAAGGTTTCTAATGCGTAGTTACCTACTTGATTTTCAATTTTATATTCAAAAGAAGCGACGGTAAGTGTTCTTTGCGCTAATGTAGTTATTTTTTTTGTTTGCATATTTAGAATGTGCTTTTATTCTCTTTTAGATAAAACACTTTAAAAGTAAAATGCAAGAAAAAAATAATGAAGTTTATTTAAAAGAGGATATTTTACAATTGCACTGTGTTCAGTATTTTTATCAGCGTTACTCTTACTCTGGTGCAATTCTTCACCACTCCCCAAATGAAAACCCGAGCGGGGATAAAATAAAAATGATTCGCTATAATGCCAAAATGAACGCAATGGGTAGAGTAAAAGGGTGGCCTGATTTACAAATATGCTGGGAAGGTAAAACTATTTTTTTTGAATTAAAAAGTGCAACAGGAAGGGTCACCGAATCGCAAAAGATAATTCATAAACAATTAAAAGCTACAGGGCATATAGTTCACATTATAAAAACCCTGCATGAGTTTAAGTTCTATTGCGATTTGTTTTTTTTAAAATAACTACATTAAAAGTTTTCATGTCTATTTTAATAAGGCGATTAATTTTTTCAAAGTCTTTTTTAAAATCGTACATTTCTACTTGTTTTAATGTTTTAAAGCTTTGTATTTTAGGAATCACTTCAGTATAATAAGTGTAGCCAATGTCATTCTCAATTGTAATTGCTTCCGATGTCAAATAAGATGCAGCTTCGGGCGTTACAAGTAAAGGTGTTGCTAATCCTGTTTTGTCAAAAAAGTACATTTCTTTTTCGCTATTACCACAATATAAAGCATTAGCATTGGCTTTCCACCATGCTACAGACCTATCATTTTTGATGTAAACGTTAGAGCTGGGTGTTGAAATAACGCTTATGTGTAAATTCCAGCATTCCGCAGTGTCTTCCCTACTATTGTAATATGTACTAACTTCTTGCAACTTGCTTTGTTTTGCTTTTGGTAATTCAATATATTCATCTATTTCATTTTGGGTTGCAAATCTCCAGTCTGTTAACAATTCTGCAATAGATTGACCTTGTGCGTTTTGAACTGTTTGAGAAATAGTACCGTCTTCAGCTTGCCATATTTCTGCAAAATATTGAATTGTATTTGTTACTTTACTAACAAGATAAACGTTGTTTATAAATGGCATATATACTTAATAAGTTCGTTCGATAATTGCAAAAAGACTTCCTCCAGTAAAAAATCTATTAACTTCAGATGGACTATGCCATATTCCAATAGCTCCAGTAATTAATCTTAGTTGAAAGGGGTTTGCCTGATTTACCCATATAGAAGATCCATAGCCAGATCCTGTGCCAGCAAAAACGCCTTGATTTAAATTATACCCACCACTTCCATTTGGCAAGATTGCAGTATTGCCTGACCCAGTAATGGTATTATATACGGCTTGAAGGTTGCATAAATAATTTAGGCGTAAATTAATATTAGTATTAAACGTACTGTTTGCGTTTATTGCTATAGTTCCACCTGAAAAAACAGTTTCACCGTTAAAGGCATAACTAACAAGACTTGTCCAAGCTCCTGCCGCCCTAATACCTTCTCCAAGGTCTACCCATCGAAATTTTGTCCAAACTCCTGCAATATTTTTCCACGTTTCTAAAGTATTATATTGAACATAATAATCACCACTAGCACCTCCCGTGGGTGGCGTCGTGCCTATTCCTTGCGTTACATTATTACCAATGGCAACAAATGTATCCGTTACTGCTGAACCATAAGCTCCACCTTCCCAAATAATTCTTTTTAAGTTATTAGTTGCGTCTGCTGTTGCAGTTTGGTTAGTTGTAAAGACGCGAGTGATTCCATCTGCAGATGTCAAAATTAATGGATTTGTAGCGTTTGCCGTTATCGTTGCAGTTGCACCAGTTCCTGAAATATAAGAAGGCACTCCTGCAACTAAAGTAGCATTATTTACCGCAAATTTACGTAAACCTATATTTCCTAATTGTGCATTTAAAAAGCTTAAAGTAACCGCGTCTTGATTTTGTACGGGATTGGCTACATTTCTTATAATTTGATTTGTCGTGCCGTCGCCCGCATAAATTGTGCCAGTTGCAAAATAGTTTCCAGTAGTTGAGCCGTCTTTGCGTAAAAAGGCCGTTTGTGCCTTTAAAGGACTTAAAATATGAGTATCAACAGTGCCCGTCGTAACTTCCGCTTGCGTTGCAATTTCCGCAATTCCTGCAATAGTCTCCGTTGCGGAAGCCGTTCCGTTTATAGGAATAGTGCCTGCTGTTATTCCCGTTGAAATGCTAGCGACTTCAGTTTGTATTACTTGCCAATTTGTGCCTGTAAACTTAAATAAATAATCTGCATTGGTTTTTAAATATCCTGCTGTAATAGCGACACCTTGAGGGTCAACTATAGGGAAAGTACTAGTACCGACTAAACCCGTTCCATCTGGATTATTAAATAGTTGTAAAGTTGTTGGTGTTGTGTTTGTTAAGTTTGGTCTAAAGCGTATAACTGTACCCGTTGCAATCGTGTTATCTACTTTTACAGTAGGAAAGGAAGCATTTGTTAAAAAGTCGGCAGGGGCAGGTGAAGCACTATATGCTTTATTTTTTAAAACTGTTATATTTTGAGTTACGTGTCTTATGCGGTACGCTGTTGCAGTTGAACCTGTATGAATGACAAAGTCTTCTGCTCTTGAGGAAATATTTGCAACTGCATTTGCCAAGCGAATTGGCGAAATAGCCTCTAATTGAGATTGCGTTAAATGAGTTGTTGGGTCGTATGTAATTTGACCAGCCGTTAAAATGCCCCTCTGTTGTGCATTTGCAAGGGCAAACTCTTGACTTGTTATTTGACTTTCAAGAGCAATTCCTGATTTTGGTTCTTGCGTTGTTTTGTTGGAAAAATCACCCATATTTAGTATTCAAAACGATAAATTCTTATACCCATTGGCTTTATTTTTCGAACAATGCATTCAATTGTATTATTATCAGGATTTCCTGCTTCCAAAATTAAAACAAGACTATATCTTGCTTCGTTTGGAGAGGGATTCCATATATCAAAAACGTAATCAAATCCTTGTCCGTTAACATAGTCACGAGCGTTTATAACATCAATGAATGTATATCCTGCACTTGTCAAGTAATTCTTGACATCTGCAACGGTTGTTATATTAAAACCTGCTAATCTTGACAGTACTTGTTTTCTTCTATCTTGTAAAGTTCCAGTAATGGAAAGGCATCCATCAGGAATCCCTACAATACTTTCCCAAACGGAAATATAGTCAATTGTTGTTGAAGGATTTAATTCAACCCAAGCCCTATTCTGAATGTCATTAAAATAATTGACAAGCCCTAATGCGTAAGATTGTACTACTTTATAAAGATTTGATTCCTTGTTATCCTTCCATTGCCAAAAATAACCGTTTGGCAAAACTTCAAGTAATGCGTCCCGAATTTGTTCTGCTGTATATACTGGAAATGTAGGTAAAACGTTTGCCATATTATACAATTCCTGTTATAGTTCCAATAGTTGCTAAAAAATCATCTGTTGGTGTTGGCGGTATAGTGATGACAGTTGAAGTTAAAACCGCCTGTATTTGAGCTGAGCTTGCCCTTCCGTCTTTTTTAAAAGCGTCACTTATAACGCCCTGTATTTCCCAAAGTGCAAGGTCGGAATTGTATTGTGTTGTATTAAAAAGAGTTTTTAAATCTGCCCTAATAATCCCACCTAATACTGCGTCATTTATACCCACAGGGATTCCCGCAAACGCTATTGTATACGGTTTATTTTGTGGTCCATCTGCAACAACTAAAGACAAAGGAATTCCTGCTGAAATAAAAGGTAAAACCGCATTTCTGACGGCTGTTTTTTCGGCTGCGTCTGGAAATATAGTGATTGGTTTACCATCTAAAACAAAACGCACGCGAACCTCTCCGCCTACCTCTACTGAATTCACATATTCTTGAATCCACGCTCTTGTTACTCCAGGCACTGAAAGTGCTGCATTAATTACAGTTTGATAATTTGATCCCGTGTCTGGCGTTGTAAACTTTACAAGCATTCTAGCGTTAAATTCAGATTTAGTTTCGGCTTCTGCTCCTCCTGAAATTTTTGTATATTGCACATAGCCTGAAGAGTTTATTCCTACAATTGGCGTGTTTAGCTTAACCTCAACGTCCCTGTCAACATTTACTTTTAAACCAAACTCTTGAGATTTTACTTCAACACTTAAAAGAGTTCCGGTTATTAAACCACTTCCAGAAATGTTTCCAGCGGGGGTCACTAGTTTTTGGTATGTAAAGGTTTTTTCTCCCGTTACCGTAATTAAAGCGTTTGAAATATTATAAGCAGGGGTTGAAACTCCTGATATTGAAAACAAAAGTTTACTAGCAAAATTGTCATTTGAAGCAGTGGTGACTGTAATAGTACCTAACCCGTCTGTTGCTATGTTTGAAATGGGAATTGATGTGTTGTTTACGACTGCACCCGCTAAAGTGTTGTACAAAAGTCCATTAATTGAAACTAGGCTATTTTGAGGGATTAGCGTACCTACCGTCCCTTGAAAACTTATAAATCCTTGAGAAACGGAGGCGTCTTTTGGCTTTTCACCTAAAGCAATTCCTACGTTTGCAGGAGTAAGGCTGTTTTTAATTGATGTTTCTTGAGATATAACAAGCGAAGAAGCAAGAGTTGCTATTGCATCGGTTAATTGATTTATAAACGGGTCTGCCTCAACATTAAAAGCTTCATTACCTGGTACGTTAAAAGTTGGATTAAACCCCTCCGTTACAATTACATCCCGCACTTCTTTTTTTGTCGTTGCGAATTCTTTCATTGTAAAGGTATTTCATATTTACGAATAGTATTTGTTGTATATGCTATTTCAATAAATGCAACAATTTTTTTATCTTTTAAGAACGAAACGGCTTGTATGGAGTCTGCAAGCTGTCTATTTATCATCCAATTTAAACATCTTTTAAGCTCTGTGTTTATTGTATCAAAAAAAGAATCTGTGTTTTCAAAATTAGGTAAAATTGCATGTAAAAAACTTCCTACTGGTTCGTTTTCCGTAAGGTTAAGTTCAAAAATATACCCAGTTTCAAGTGAGGTATTAATATCCGTTAGTTGAACTCTTTTATTTGTACCAATTGACATTAAAATGCTAGGTAAAAATGGGTCTTGTTTTACGTCTTCGGATTTTACAAATCGTTTTAAGCTTGTATTTAATTTAATATCCCAGTAACCTTGTGGTTGTTCGTAAAAAAAAGACATATTATGAAATTAAAGGGTTTAAGGCTGCAATATCTGCCGTTATATTGTTTGCGTTTGTCGTAACGATGTTACTTTGTGCAAGTATAATCGGGTTTTGTGCGTTAATTACCGCGTCAACGGCAGGAGGTGCAAATGTTATAATTGAAGTGAAGACTGTTCTTACGGCATCGAAAGCCGTGACAATTGCATTATATGCGTTGACATCAAATGAATGTCTATTTGATAACGTTAATAATACGTTTACAGTGTCCACAAAAGCTAAAATTTTTTGTTTTGCGTTTATATCAAAAACTTGGGCAAGCTTTATTTCAAAATCGTTTATGCTATCGACTCCATCAGTTGCTTTGTTGACAAGTTCAAGATTTTTCTTTTCTGCATTAAACTTTAAATATAAATTATTATCAAAATTTCCACAAATAAAATCCCCTGGATTTATTTTATCGTCAATAGACGAAGCCTCAATTGGTATGCAATAAGGTTCGTTACCATCAAGGTAGACGTCGACAATGTCACCAATATTTGGGGAGTATCGCGTTCCGTTGTAATCGCATAAATAGCAAGTATAAATAGACTCGCCACCTGCGTTAATAGATTTAACGTCAATAAAAAGTTTACTTGAACTTTCGCGAATATATTCTGTTTTTATAACTTCACAAGAAATTTTTTGCATATCATTCAATACCAATTGATGTGAAAATATTTGGTTCGCTTAATGTTAGTTTGGTTCTAATTGTAGGTGTCAAGCCCCCGTTAATTTGTATATCAACGTTCGTAACCACCAAAAGACAATTAAAGCCTTGAACTTCATCGTATACATTAACAACGTCCCCCGCTTGCCAAATTGTGCTTTGCTTTGTATTTAAATACCCTCCGTGTGTAAAGCCGTTCACAACAACGTTATACATTTTGCTTCTGCTTTTTTGAACACTTGCAATACAACCAATAGATTGCGTTAATTCAGCGTCAACTCTGTTATCCCAAGAGGAAACGCTTTTAAATGAAGGGATTTTAATTTCTGAATCAACAACGCTTGTCAAGGAAGGGGCTTTTCTTTCTCTTTTTTTCTTTCCAGTTCCAGTCACTAGATTAACAAAATTTTTACTATAGTAAAAGTACACTTGAGAACGATCAGATAAATTTTCTACAACTTGTGCGCTTTCAATGTTATTTTGAGGGTCGGTTGGCAACGGGTTGATTCTACGGTTTAACGTTGTAATTGGCAAAATATTTTCATAGTTTAGTTTATATAATACTACGTTTCCATTTTCGTCGTCTCTTAGTAAAATATTGTTTTGATTTGCATAACGCTGAATTCCTTCAAGCGCAGTCCATTCTTGATTAAAAATAATTTGGTTTGTTGTTGTCTTTACAAGAACAAGCTCGTTACTTCCTTTATTAAACTTTTCTGCATAGCCTGCTATATTTGACAATTTGATTTCTTGACCCGAAAAAACATTATTTATGATTGCAATTTCGTTAATTGCGGGGTCTTTTTTGTCGGCGTCAACTATTGTGTAGTTTATCCTTCTTGCTATTTCTTGAGAAAGCGATAAGATATCTTTTACACCTTGAAAACTTTGATTTCGAGGGATATTACTTTTAAAAAAATACATTGCTTTAGATTCGCATTCAATAGAAACTTCGTACTGACTAGGGTTTTCACTTGTTTTTAAATTTGCTTCGTATCCTGTGAATACAACGGTATCATTGAGTTTTAATTGAATTAAAGTATTAATTGGCAACTCTTCCCTAATTACATTAGTAATTTCCTTTTTAAGTGTTTTATTTTTTATTGGTCTTTTAATTACAATTGACAAACTTCTTGAAACGTTGTCAATTAATGAAACTGCCAACCTTGCTGATTCAAAAGAGACTTCTTTACCATCAAATAAAAGTTTTGCATTCATTTTGGAAAAATAAAGTTTCCATTTATACTAATAAATCCACCTATGTTATTTTGTTGTAAAATAAATTCTAAATTATCAAAATTACCATATTTTTTATAAACAACATCCGCAAGGTTTTTATTGTGAAATATATTATACGTTTCTACTTCACGTAAACTGCCATAAAGCGATTCTAAAGCGTAAATACCTTCAATATAAACTTCTCTGTATGCTTCAACAATTTCTTGGGTATTTAATGGCTTTATATTGCTATATATGGCGTCGCCATACTCATTAAACCCCACTAAAGTTTGGTAGTCAAAAATTTCAGAAGAGTATTGTTTTATTTTACGAAAATAAGCTTCGTATTCTTCTCTTGTTTCAAAAGACATGTCAAAAGCTTGAGTCAATGATGTTGCTAGTAGTTGACTTTTATATCCTAACAATATAACATTAAAACGATCTTGTTCATCGCTTGATGTAGCATTAGGGTCGCGTGCAAAAGCGTTTAAGCTTTGTATGTTGTTATCGTTGAGTACACTACTAGGAAAAAGTGGGGTAAATATTTTAGAAATATTTTCAAAAACATCCTGAAAAGAATTAACTAAATCTTGTGGGGTTTGAATTAATTTTGGAATAGTGTTTTTAAATGTTTTTATTGAATTGACAAGATTTTGTGTAGGTAAAAAAGTATTGTTTGCACTTGTATTTAATTGTGCAATTTGATTTGTAATAGAGGTAAAATTATTTGAAGCTTTATTTAAAAATTGCTGATAATTTTGTATTTCTTGAACGCTTGCATTTGCAAAGTTTAATGTTGCACTTGCCTTGTCAAGTACTGTTGCAAACAAATTTTTCTTTTTTATTTCAATTGTTTGTGCGGTTGCAGGCGCTGTAGGTACGACATCAACTCTAGTAAGCTCTTTAGCGGAAAAATTTATTACAATTGAGGACCAAGTACTGTTATTAGTTAAAGTAATTTCTCCATCAACTGCGCATAAAATAGAACCGCCCTTATCATAAAGTGGATGAGTAAATTCAAACGTTCCAACGTTTATAAGTTCTGCCATCAGTTTATCGCGAAAAGCCACCAAAGTTTCATTGTTTACAATTTCACCTTGAACGCTTGACCCGTGCGTTAATAAAATAATAACGTCAAACGTACGAAGAGAGTTGCCTAAGTTTTGAAAATACCTTGTTTTTCCTCCAGCAGGTTCAGAAAAATCATTTCCGCTATTTTGTTTTACAACTAATTCACCATCAAGAAAACATTGAATTTTGCCAATTGATGTTAGTTTACCTTTTCCATAAGGGTTTTTAATTCCTTGATTTAATTGACTTGCAAACTGCGAAGATAAACGTTCCCTTAAGCTCATAAAACTCCCCCGTTAGTTGGTAATAAAAAGTTTGAACTTTTATATTTTTGCTGAACTTGCATATCTAGCATAGACGTTGAAGGAGTTTCTTGTTTAATATTATATCCTGCGGGTGCTTCAATAATAAGCTTTCCTGAAAGGTTTTGACCTTGTAAAGCTGTGCTTTTAAGCTGATTTGGTAAGGTTGCATTTGAATTTGTAAAGCCTGACATTGGGTTTATTTTACCGTTTGAATTATATAAAGTTTTTGTTGGCTTGTCTAAATTTTGAATTGCATTAAAAGTTTCTTTTTCGCTTGCAATGTTGTAATTTGTAGGTATAACTTTTGTAAAACCTTTTTGACTTTCTTTTTGCGCCTTTCCTTCGTTGTAGTCTTTTATAAACTTGCCCAAAAGCTTTCCAGCATCAATTGCCAAAAGTAAAGCCGTTGTTATTGCACCGATAATCCCTAAAGCTGAAGACAGTCTTGACATAGACACGCCTAAAGCAGTAACACCAGGCACTGCACCTAAAGAGGCAGTTCCTATAGCTCGTATTGATGTTGTGATTCCTAAAAAACGCAAAGCCATTATAGCAACTTTAGCTAAAACTGCACCACTGAATAAAGTAAAAAGACCAGCAGAAACGAAAGGAAAAGCCCTAACTAAATCACTCATTTTTGTAATTATTTCCGCCAAAAGTTGTACTATATTTTTCCCTGCAAGTAAAGGGGAAGCAAATGCATCGCCTAACCCAACAAGGGAGTCTTTAAGGTTTTGGATAGAAACTCTCATCGTGTCTGTTTTTGCGGTAGCTTCTTTCGTTAAAGAGCCTTGAGTTTTGCTTGCATCGTTTGCTGCGTCCATAATTGCAGTTATTTCCGTAGCCATTTCAGGAAAAAGTTTAGACAAGTTTGCCATTTCAAGCGACACGTCCCCACCTAAAGTTCCAAAAATACCTTGCAATAAATTCATTTTTAAACCTTTGTCTTTTATTTTGGAAACGCTACTAATAAATGATTTCATGGCAATGTCTGGGTTGATTTTAAATTCAGAAGATAATTTTTGAAAATCAATACCAGCAATTTGCATTAAAGCCTTTGTTTGATCCATACCTTTTCGTAAAGCTTTCGTGTCAACTCCCGCAGACTCTAATTTTGCAATATTTTCTGCAGACGAGTTAAATATTCCAAGAGAACCAGCTAACGACAAAAAAGCAGTGGAAGCTCTTTCAGGCTCTGTTCCTGCTTTTAGCATAGCCGCACCTAGTGAAAGGGTAGCGTTTTCTGTAATGCCAATGATTTTAGCAATTGGTAATGTTCTTAAAGAAAACTCCGTTAAATCACTTGCCGCCATTCCGTAAGTATTACTTAAGTAGTTTATTGTGTCGCCTACTCTTCTGACGCCACCTAAAGTGCCTGTAATTGTCTTTAATTTTCCAACAACTTCCCCGCCAGCGTCTGCGGTCATATCAAAAGCAAGCGCCAATTCTGAAGATAACAGAACTGCACTTTTTAATTCATTAACTGGTACGCCAAACATTAAAGCTTTTTCGGCTGCTCTAAAAGTGGACACGACATCAAGCCCAGTTGTTGTTGCAAAGTTTTCTAAATCATTTTTAATCTGTCTTTGTACTGCTTTTGTAGTACCTTCGGGTAACTTACTAGCAACATTTGCAAATTCAGCCTCTAAATCAATTGCTATTTTTACAGGTAAAAGAACTGCTCCAGTTTGCAAAACAGTGCTAACAATATTCCCAGCGCCACCTTGCGAAGCGTTGGTTTGTTCTTTTGCACTTTGACTTTGGGCAGTTGTTGCAAGTTTTTGTTTTTTTGAGTTTAGCGAATCTAGTGCCTTCGATTCTTTTTCGTAAAGCTTTAAAGTGTCGTTAATTGCTTTTTGTTGGGATTTATATCCTTCCGTTAATTTATACTGAGCTTTTGCACTATCCTCGATTTTTCTTTTTACTTTGTCAAATCCATTACTGTTGCCAATTTTATTAATTGCCAGTTCGGTGTTTTTTATGTATTTAAGAATTTTAGAAAGACCAGTTTCTACTTGTCTCGCATCCAAACCGATTCTAATGCGATTTTCAGAGTTTGACATATTATCTTTTTAAGCTTTTATTTATCTCTTCGTTTATTTCTTCAATAACCTGATTATGAGTATTTATCCATAAATTAAATTCTTTAAAAGTTAATTTGTCAAGATATTCTTGTGTAAAACCTCCTTTTGTTTCGCGCATTATTTGATAGCAATTTTTTGAAATATTTTGTATTCCTTCAATATTTAAAACTGCACCTTGAATCTCTGCAATGTTTCTAAAGCGATTAAGGAAGGGTTCAGTAAGTGGTTCTTTTTGAGTAGTCTTGCTATTTTTGTCAATTCGGAAAATTCCACACTCAATAAAAACGTACAAAAAAAGTTCAAAAAAAAATCGCCATCAATAACATCCATTGCACTTAAAACATCGTCCTGAAAGGGAAGTCCAGCAGGCGTTAATAGGAATCCAGCCGATTTGAATGCTTTAAGCGTTTGAATTACGTCTGCACCCGCGCCAGCGCTTGGAATTGTAATTGCGTCACCTATGTTTGGCTTTTGCAAATAATAATATTCCATTTCTTTAATTTCAACGTCGCCTGTACTTGTTGCGTGTACATATTCTATTGGTACTTGCAGGGGTATAACTAATGCATCCCTACTAAAAACTTCATTTGTGCCTGGAATTTTTGCACCTTTAATAAAAACATTTGGACTTTCAAGGCTTGTACTTTTAAGTACAGAGTCAAGCACAGATTGCTTATAAGATAAAAACATTACATGCTTAATCGTTCCAGACATGAACTGCTCTGTGATTAACTCTGCTTGTATTTTTTGCTCTAATATTGTTTTATATATTTCTTCTTTATGTAAAAGAAGAGCTTTTTTATCTTTTTCTTTTAATGTAGGCACTATTTTATTTAAAACCTCAACCAATCTAGCATCTCCTTCGGAAAGGCTAGACTGGTTAATAAAATTAGTTACGTGTTGACTAGCTTTAAAGGTTTCGTTCATATTATATAGAGTTTGATCCTACAATTTCAATATCAACGGTAGAGTTTGGTTTATAAGATAAACTGCCTTTAATTACCGCGTTAGTAAGGGATTTAATCCTACCGTCGCTATAAATAATTTGAACAGTTCCTAATAAAGTTCCGCCGTTTGCTTCCCTTTGGTTGAAAAAGTTGATATAAGAAGGGTCACTACTTGTCATTGAAAACTTTAAACCTCCTGGCATAATTGTATCATAAACAACAAAAGAATTACCATCTCCATTTACTTTTAAATCACTATCTGGACCTTGGCTCATTACTTCCGCAACCCCATCATTAGGCGACATTTGAAATGTTTTTCCGCTAATTGAATCAAAAAAATTGATTGTTCTAACTAATATACTCATATTTTTTTATAAAAATTAATTTGTTGTTTTTGCCGCTAAAGTGAAGTCAATGAACTCAGGATATCCTTTATCTCTAAAGTGAAGTCAATTGACTCAGGGTATCCCTCTATTTTCATAAAAATTTGCTTAGTAGTCTCGTTAAAGTCAACACTTATGCGATGTTTACCGTTCTTATCTAGTTTCATATTTTTTTATAAAAATTAATCCGTTGTTTTTACTGTTAAGCCAAAGTCAATAGACTGAGGATATCCGTCCATTTTTGCAGAAAAGCTAATAATAAGTTGCTTGGTAGCATCGATAAAGTTAATATTTACGCGAGGTTTACCGTTCTCATCTAGTTCAATTCCTTGTGTAAAAAGTTGTCTTTTTCCTTCATTTTCAAGTACTGTCAAGATAATGCTAACAATTTTATTGAAAACATCTTGAGTAACTTTGCCTTTAATTGTACTAAGATTTAAAGTACTAGAGGCTTTTTTGAGTTCATTTTGAATGTCTTCTCTAAGTTGAACTGCAGATATTCTTTGATTTAAAAACAACCTTTCATTTATCTTAACGTTGTAGGTAGACAAAGCAACTGTATAAGTACCTTGGCAAACAACTCTTGTTTTAGTGTCGTCAATTTCTGCCATGGTAATGCCATTTTTTCTTACGAACTGTTTTTCTTGAGCATTCATTTCAGAATTCAATTGAACACTTGAAGGAGTTGGAACTATACCTAAAAGAATGTCTTCGTTAAATGGGCGTGCAATTTGTTTTTTTCCACCAATGTTGGGGACAATTTCACCCTTTTTAATGAATGGATATGCATCATACACTATTTTATAGTTATCAAGCACCTTACCTTCTGACAGTTGTGCGACTTGAGTTGCTAACAAGCTAGACGAAACTTCAAAAATACTATTTAAAGCAGTATCACTTCCAAAATATTTTGCGGTTGCAGTTGTGTAGTGGTCAAAAATTACCACAAGATTAATATTAAAGTCTTTTGTGGTACTTAGGGCTTCTGCGTTAATTTCAGATTCTGTTGCAGACTTGTAAATATAGCCATAAGAGGAGTACAAGCTTTCGCCTTCATTCAGTTTTGTATCCAGGAATGATTCAAGCGCTGTTCTTGCAAAAAATGGTGCAAGGATAGCACATTTTACATTAGAAAGAGGAGAAAATAATCCAGTTGCTACAGGGTCAACCGAACCACCTGCAAAAGCTGTTGGCGTTACTGTAATTCCTGGAATTACTGTAATACTTGCGTCAATTGGGTAACGATTCATTTCTGTACCTTTATTCCTTGCCGTTAAAGTAACAACTCCAGCAAGATTTGTAGCCGTGATTAAAGCCTTAGTGTCGGCGGTAATTGTTGCAACAAGTTGAGCTGCAAGCGTTGTAGCGGTGTCCGTCGTTAAGTATGTAATTGTATATTCAAAACCCGTTCCACCTATTCTAATTGTAGCCGTTCCGTTACTGGTTGGAGTACCTGCAAAGGTAATCGTTGAAGTTGCAGCAACCCCTGATCCGTTGTCGTTTACCCCGATTGTTAAAATTTTAGTTTGTTCGTTAAAACTTTCATAAAATTTACGAACTTTCAACGCCAAAATAGAGTTTGCCCCATAAAGAGCGTCTGCTTCGGCAGAAGTTGTAATTTCGTAAACTGCCCCACTGGACGCAGTTCCGCTTGAAACTTTTTGCCCAACAATAGCAGGCGTAAATCCAAAAGTAGAGACGTTTTCAGCGAACCTAAGAGATGCACTTGTATATATACCGTTTGCCATATTGCTTTATTAAATTATTTTTTTAGATTGTTTTCTTGAATTGAATCTACTTGCGATATCAAAGCCGATAAAAAACTTTCTAAAGTACCTTCAAAAGTTTTTTTATTATTGTCAACAAGTTTTATATTTAAAGTGTTTTGTTTTACGCGTAAAAAAAGCTGTGAAAAGTTTTTTGAATTCCCTTTAATATTAAATAAATAAGAATTTTCGCTATAAGGTTTTGTTACTTTGTAATCAATGGGAATATTAACGTTAATAATAGGTTTTTCATTTATAGTGCGCACCCCTTCAAATTCTACTTCAAAAAC